CCCTAGTCGGTTTTTAGGGGTCGAGTTCTCTGACCTCAATACGAAATGCCCTGCTGAGGTGGAGGATTGGCTTAGCGATGCGTTGTCTGGTTCCGTCATCAAGCAGGTGGGCGGATTAGGACTGACAGGAGTCGGCCTCCTGCTTGATGGCGGACCAGGGCTTGGTAAAACAACTATGGCGGTCATATCTGCGATGGAGTTCGTCCGTCGTTTACCTAGCGATGATATTGAATCAAGAAAAATACTTAAGTACAGCAAGACAGATGACTACGGAATGCTTTCTCGTCCTATCTACTACTTAACATATCCAGAGTTTTTATCTTTAAAGAAATCTAATTTTGATGCAGAACCTGATGAAAAACGTGAAGTATCTCGTATTATAGAAGGACTTCACGGAAGGGCTAAAGAAGATTGGCTCAATGTTCGGTTACTAATCCTTGACGATTTAGGTAAAGAATACGGGAGCAAATATGACGACTCATCTTTTGATGAGATTTTACGCAGTCGATACGACCGTGCACTGCCTACAATAGTGACTACCAATGTTATGCTAGAAAACTGGGGAACCCAGTACAGCAAAGCAATGGAAAGTTTTGGTAACGAAGCATTCCAAAGAGTTCGCTTAGTAAATCAAGACTTACGGAGGGCTAGAGCATGAAAGGCTCACAATTGAACGATTGGCGTACAGTTCAGATATTTATTTCTCCAACAGGTGTACACGAAGTTCAACTTCGCCCTGATAGCGATGAACCACGTTGTAATTGTGCGTCCTATAAAATTAGAACTTCTTGCAAACATACCAAGTTTATTCAGGCTCGTATGGCAGAAAACGATGGACACTATGCCATCCTTGTTCCAGAAAATGTTCCAGAAGAACTTGCAGAAGCCGCAAATGCAGACCCTATTAAATTTAGAGAGTTTGTACTAAAGTATGCACGAGTTGAAATCTTGTGAAAAACGGAGATATTTCTAACGAGACATCTCCTAGAATAATTGTTTTGGCTGAAGTAGTTGTAACTCGAAAAGAAGAAACTCAGAAAAAGTTATTTAAAAGTAAAACTGTTTTTACAATAGGGGAATTAAATCAACTAGAGTTAATTAGATTGTGGTCGTTAACAACTAAATATGGTTTGTCTACTGAGTTAGCAGGAATTGAGTCAGAGGGTTGGACGCAAGAAATGCTCGACAAAGTTATGGATATACTTGACCGACGTGGGGGTAATCCCTTTAACTACGCACAGGTATACAGCACACCGCAAGAACTTGTAGGAGACCTACCGTATCGGGTCAACTTACGAGGAGTAATAGACATACCAAGTCGAATAGCCTTGTATGGGTCACACGGAGTAGAACTACAGAACTTATAAGTCGCACAAGGTGGAAAAAGGTGGCAAAAGGTGGCAGCAGATAACGAACATCGACTGGTTAGCAAGGTAATACGAGACAGAGATATTCTCCCTGTATTACAACGTGGCTTAACAGTTGACTGGCTTTTAGATGACGACAATGTTGCTGTCTGGAAGTTTGTTTTAAAACACTACAGCGAGTATGCAGAAGTGCCTACTGCTGTAACAGTTAAAGACCACTATCCCACCTACAAAATTTTAGATGTACAAGACACTTTAGAGTTTCTTGTTGACCAAGCCGTTTCTTTTCGTCGCAGACTTTTAATCAGGCAGGGTCTACAAAGTTCTGTTGACAAACTAACTAGCAACGACCACGAAGGTGCGTTGGTTGCTATGGAGTCAACAATTACACGAGTTAATACATCTGGTGTAACTGGAACAAACGAACTTGATTTAACAAAAGATGCTGCTGCTAGATTTGCTGAGTATCAAGCATTAGCAAGTCACATTATGTTAGGCGTTCCCACAGGCTTCGATGTCATCGACGAAGCAACTGCGGGTCTACAGGGCGGACAATTAGTTACGGTAATTGCCCCTCCAAAAACAGGAAAATCACAAATAGCACTTGCCATGGCTATCCACACACATAGAAATGGCAATGTTCCAATGTTCCAGTCATTCGAAATGACAAACCGTGAACAACAACAGCGTCACGACTCTATTCGTGCCAATGTTTCTCATGCTCGTTTACGGCGAGGAAAACTCTTTGCGGATGAAGAGCAACGTTATATTGAGATGTTGCAAGACATGGACTCAATGAACGATTCCTTTCATTTAGTTGATGCGGTTAATGGTTTAACGGTTGCCTCCTTATCTGCGACCATTACCAAACTCAAACCAAGCATTGTATTTGTTGATGGTGTTTATCTCATGATGGATGAATTGACTGGCGAGATGAACACCCCTCAAGCAATTACCAACGTGACTCGTTCTTTAAAACGACTAGCACAAAGGCATGACATTCCTGTGGTTGTTACTACTCAAACCTTGTTATGGAAAATGCGTGGAGGAAAGGTAACTGCAGACTCTATTGGTTACTCCTCTTCCTTCTTCCAAGATTCAGATGTAATTTTAGGTTTAGAGCCTGTACCTGATTATGAAGACCTGCGTAATTTAAAGATTGTGGCTAGTCGTAACTGTGCTCCAAGAGAGGTAGTACTTACATGGAACTGGGAAACAGGGTGCTTCCATGAAGAAATAAAGATGTCTAGTTGTGCAATATGTAAACGCGGAATTTTGCCGTGACTTTAGATATTCCTGCACTTCTAGCAAAACTGTACGTAGACGTTGTGAGAGAACGAGGCGATGAGATTCTTTGCCATTGTCCTTTACACGTGCAGAACACGGGCAAAGAAGATAGCAACCCTTCCTTCTGGATAAATAAGGACACAGGGGCCAACCTTTGTTTTTCATGTGGTTGGAAGGGGAGCATCTTCTCTTTAGTTGGAAACATCCGTGAGTTTTTTGACGAAGATGGCACAGTCGATTATGACCAAGTTAAAACTTGGCTTGCAAATACAAACGAAATATCAGTAGAGGAATTAAGTAAGCGTTTAAAGGAGTCTAAAGATTACGTTTCCTTGCCTCCTCCACTTCCAATGTCAGAGGCACGCCTTGCTTTATTTATTGAACCGCCACAATGGGCACTAGATGCACGAGGGGTTACAGCAGAAGCCTGTCGTAAACATCAGGTTCTTTGGAAAGACAAAGAGTCTCGATGGGTTCTTCCATTACGAGACCCCTACACTCTTGAGTTGTTAGGCTGGCAAGAAAAGTCTCAAGGCGGTCAAACTAGAGTATTTATGAACAGACCAGCAGGGTTAAAAAAATCAACAACTTTTTTTGGTGTTCAACACATGATAAAAGAACGAGTGATTGTAGTGGAGTCACCTTTAGATGTAGTAAAACTTGATAGTTTAAACATCTCAGGGTCTGTTGCTGCATTAGGGGCTATGGTGAGTGCTCCACAAATAAAGTTATTACGCAGGTCAGAGGTTGTAGTTGCTGCTTTTGATAATCCTTCTTTTGACCCATCTGGGAAAAAAGCCTCTGAACAAATACTAGAAATAGCCCGTAAGTTTGGTTTTGAATTAAAGTTCTTTAACTACCGTAACCCAAATACAAAAGATATTGGGGATATGTCTGAGGCTGACATTATCTTTGGTCTTGAGAATGCCAAAGACATGATTTTTGGAGAGAAGGCTTTCTTTGTTTAAGGGAACTTTAAAACCGTATCAGGTAGAAGCCGTAGAAGAAATGGTAGTTAAAAAAAGGCTTTTAGTTGCTTACGAGATGGGTCTTGGAAAGACCTGTATGACAATTGCTGCTATGGAAAGGTTGCGAGGAAGAGAGCCTGTTCTAATCATTGCTTTAGCAAGCCTTAAGTATCAATGGGCAAGTGAAATCTCTAAATTCTCTGATGCAACTTCTCTCGTTATCGACGGCTCTAAGCCAACACGCACGTTGCAATATGCAGATGCTGGTCACTTTGACTATGTAATTACTAACTACGAATCAATAGTTAATGACTGGGAGTTGTTGCGTTACTTAACTTTTAGTGGGGTTGTATGTGACGAAGCCACCGCTATAAAGGGGTTTAGGTCTAAAAGAACAAAGAAAGTAAAGGACCTATCTAGTGCAGTCCCTATTCGTTTTGCTTTAACTGGCACTCCAATTCAAAACGGAAAGCCAGAAGAGTTGTACAGCATTATGCAGTTTGTACAACCAGGATTACTTGGAAGATTTGATTTGTTTGACAAGACTTTTATTGTGCGTAATAACTTTGGCGGGGTACAGAGATACCGCAATCTTCCTTTACTACATGAGAAGATTAAAGAAGCGTCAGTTAGGAAGGCTCAGTCAGACCCTGATGTTGCCCCCTACCTACCCGCCACTATCCATTTAGACCCTATCAAGGTCAAACTAAACAGCAAGACTAGAGATGTCTATGAAAAAATTGCCATGGATTTATCTAACGAACTACAAGAAGCCCAAGAGTTATACGGGGGGAACTTCTCGTTAGAGGCTCATTACGGACAGGGCCATCAACCAGGCAGCCCAGGTGATGCTTTGCGTGGCTCCATAATGTCCAAGATAACTTCTTTAAGGATGCTTTGCGACCACCCATCTCTTTTAGTTGAAAGTTCAACTAAATTTAAAAAGTCTGAGGGGCAAAATGGCAGTTCCTATGTCTACTCCTTAGATGTCAGTGGTCACCTAGATAATGTTTCTAAGAACCATTCAAAGTTGGAGGCAGTTGTGGATTACGTGGTTGACCATCTAGATACAGATGACAATTCCAAGGTAGTTATATTTGTTAGTTACCTAGGAATGCTGCCTTTGTTAAAGAAGGAACTTTTGTTAAAGAAGATTGACTCTCGTCTATATTCTGGCGAAATGAACGCAAAAGACAAAGAAACAGCAAAATTAGAATTCCAAACTTCTTCAGAAGTTAGGGTTTTAATTTCTTCTGATGCTGGTGGGTATGGCGTAGACCTACCTCAAGCGAACCTACTGATAAACTACGATTTACCGTGGTCTTCTGGTTCAGCAGTTCAAAGAAATTCTAGAATCCGCAGAGCGTCAAGTACTTGGAAGTCTGTGATTATTCAAGACTTCCTAGTTTTAAACTCTATAGAGGAAAGACAGTTTGACATGCTGAATCAGAAAAATGCTGTTGCTGATGCTGTTTTAGACGGCACAGGAATTAACATCAAGGGGGGCGTTGACTTAACTGTCGGTAGCCTTCTAAACTTTTTAATTAAGAATCAAATATAAAAGGAGAGCACTATGGCAAGAGCAGCCGATGCACCACGGGAGTTTAGTGGTGACGACTTAATATCACAGGCAAGAGAGTACGTATCTGCAAAAAAGAACATTGATATGTACGAAGAACGCACTAAAGAGTTAAAGACCTCACTCTTCTCGCATATTGAAAATGACGGGTTTGAAGATGACAAAGGAAACATTTGGCTTGAACTTCCTGAACCAATTGATGAGTTTTTAAGTATACAAAAGCAAAAGCGAGTTACACAGAAGATTGACAAGTCTAGTGAAACCGCTATTGAAGCAATAAAGGCAAAGGGTTTAGGCGACCGTTTACTTAAGATGGTTGAAAACGTAGACGAAGATGAACTTATGGCTGCTGTATACGACGGCACTTTAACTGAAGAGGAAGTAGAAAGTATGTTCCCTACAAAGGTTGTATGGGCACTTACTTTAAGTAAGAAGTGAAATGCCAGGGTTACGTGGAGAAGATGAGATTCTAAAAGCATTTGCCGACCTTGAATACAAACCAGGGTCAAGGCAAAAGCGAAGAGCCGATTCTCCTACTGCTCAAAAACGGCGTGCAACCGCTGAAAATGACTGGGATGTTAACCCAGTTATAAAAACCCTTGGTGGAAAAGAAACTGAAGTTTTCACGATTGGTGCAATGGCAAAGGCTCTTGAAAAGAGCATTATCAGCATCAGGTCGTGGGAAAAAAAGGGGTACATACCCCGTGCTCCATACCGCTTACGTTCTAAAACCTTAAATGGTCAGAAAGTAAGTGGAAATCGTGTCTATACAAGGGAACTTATAGAGATAGCGATTGACGAGTTTTCTAAAAGAGGTCTTTTAGGAACTGCTCGTGTAGAATGGTCTTTGCATACAGACCTTACCCACGCGATTGTGTCACGTTGGAAAGATGCTGTAGCAGAGAGTCAATAGACCTCACATCCACTAGAGAGCGAAAGCCTCATAACCGAAAGCAGACACATGTCAATCACACAACCAACAGTCAATGCAGATACGTATTTAGATGCAGATGACGAAA